TTTCATTTTTCCTTCAACGTAAACCTTTGAACCTTTTTTCAAATATTCGCCAGCGATTTCAGCCAATTTGCCAAACAACGCCACGTTGACCCATTCGGTTACCTCTTTGGATTCGCCCGATTTGTCTTTGTATTTTTCGCTGATTGCAATTGAAAAATTACAAACCGCTTTGCCGTCGGGCATAAAACGCATTTCGGGGTCTTTGCCCAAATTGCCGATGCCGATAAATTTATTTACAGCCATGATTAGCCTTCCAATTTAATGATTAATTGATTGATTTCGCCCAAAAACGCTATCGTTTCGGTTTCCATCTCTTTAATGAGATTTTCATCTCGTTCTGCACGCACAATCAGCAAGCGATTGCGCTTTGGCAGTCGGGGGTCGTAAGACACAAAGTCGCACCATTGGCGACCCGTGACCCACAATTGACATTGGATTTGTTTGTAATATTCAGGCGGTATTCTGTTGTCAAACAAATAACCAAGGTGCGTTGTAGTGTTAGGGCATTTGACCTCAATCAAGCCATCATCGCCAACAAGCCGGTCTGGTGACACGCCAAGCCACGGCATCGTTGGGTGCAACCAAAAGCCTGTGCGTTCAACAAAAACGTTTTTAGCCGCTTCGTATTCGATGCACGCAAATTGTTCTTGTTCAACGCCCCATTCCATAGCCGCATTTGTAAACGATTCACCCGTTGTCAATGTCAAACGTTCGGCAACCAATTTGACTTTGTATTTGTAACGCCCAACGGCTTCAGCATTGCCTTTGCCTTTGGACATCACGTCTGCCATGTTGCTGGCTGTAACGTGACCCAAACGCGCTTGTTTCCATGCGTCTGAGCCTTGCTCAATGTCAATGTATAACTGCTTATTCATTGATGCCCGCCTCGGTTAATTCTTGTTTGCGTGCGTTTTTAGCGGCTTCCAATTGCTTCATCGTGTCTTGATTACCGCGTGCTGTTTTAACTGTGGCAAAATAAATCTCGCGTAATTGTTCAAGCGTAGGCGATGCCATAATTGCCGTAATCATTACATCAACTTCAATTGTTTCTTCTTCGGGTATGTCAACAGCCGGAATATCTTCGCCCGCGTACACATATAAACCAATTCCAAACGTTGCAATGCATTTGGCTAAACAGCGCATCATTGCGTCTGAAATTTTGCGTGCGTCGGGGTTTTTAATGGCGTTGTTTTTGTTGTCCATGACAGGCAAATGCATATACATGGATTTACCCATCGCGTTTACAGTGCATGACACCATTACGGTTTCACCAAAATAACTTGGCTCATGGAAACCCCAATGTGCTGTCGGGTCTTCTTGCAATAAATAATCAACTGCCCATGCCCATGATAGGTATGACAAATTGCCTTTTTTCTCAACGTGCGGGTTGACGTTAATTTTTCGTAATTCAATAAATGTTTTCATGATTGCCCCATTTCTTGCTTTGCTAATTGTTTTGCCTTGTCTTCACAATAATCGTGAACCATGTCACAAATGATTGTGCCAATCTCCAATGCACCCATGTGGCCTCTTGTAATGGCTTCTGTTAATCGGGTTTTGTACGGTTCAAGGTTTGCGTCAAATAACGCATCCATAAACATTTCGTAATTTTGGGGATTCCAATCAGTTTGCAAATGCCGTTGTGTGCGCATTTCAAATTCGTGCATGAATTCGTCTGATTCGTGTTTGCGGCTGTCAAGCCATTGGTCATATACTCTACTCATAATTACTCCGTTGTTAAACATAGCACCCATTGTGCTGAATGTATTATACACAAATTTACAATATATGACACGTGACGCTTTAAATTTAACCATCCCGTTTCCACCAAGCGTCAATACGTATTGGGGTTTTAAAGGGTCAAGGCGTTTTCTTACGTCACGCGCAACGTTGTTTAAAACGGCTGTTAATGCAGAATTTACGCGTAATGGTCATGATGGGTTTGCAAACAAAAGGCTTCACATAACAATTGAGTTGTACCCGCCCGACAAACGCATACGTGACATTGACAACGTGGTGAAATCGACGCTTGACGCATTGTGTCAATGTGGCGTGTTTGACGATGATGGACAAATTGATGTGTTACACGTTGAAAGAAAAAACGTTATTAAATGGGGCGCGGCAAAAATAATTATTCAAACACTTGTGCCGTAATACATTTCCGTTTATAGTTGTGTGAAACACGGCTAGGCATGGATTGATCCCCATGTCGAAAAGCGTACTCCCCGTCTGCCGTTGTTTCTTTTTGGGAGATTTGCGGAGAGTGCAATGCACTACTATCAATTTAATGTTGGTGATTACATCAAAAACACCATTCATCTTTTGCCGTTGGAAGATTTAGCATATCGACGTTTGCTGGATTTTTATTACGATTCAGAAAAACCAATACCCAACGACATCCCATGGGTTTCCCGTCGGTTACGTTTGGATATGGATGTTGTTCAAAACGTATTAAATGAATTTTTTGAATTAACTGCCGATGGGTACAAAAATCATCGTGCAGACCTTGAAATTGGCAGTTATCACGAATACATGGCAAAGCAAAAAGCCAATGGTAGCAAGGGTGGCAGACCAAAGAAAACCCAAACGAAACCCACCGCTAACCCAAACCAAACCCAAAATAACCTTAAACAAGAAACAACAAACATAAACCATAAAACAATTAATAAGTCACAGCGCGGCACACGCCTCGCTCAAGATTGGGTTTTGACAAAATCATTGGGTGAATGGGCACAAACGGAACGACCCGATTTAAACATCAGGCAAGTCGCCGAACAATTCAAAGATTATTGGATTGCACAAGCGGGACAAAAAGGCGTGAAACTTGATTGGTCGGCAACATGGCGCAATTGGGTGCGCAACAGCAAAGCGGCGAAACCAAATTTGTACGACGTTGCAAGGCTCACAGTGCCGATGAACAATGAGCCTGACCCTGCGCTTGAAAAGATTAAAGCAGATGAAAAAACAACCCGACCCCCAACTCAAGCCGAGCGTGAAATGCTGGCATCTTTAAAAAGGAAATCATGATGAGCAAAACATTAAAACTGGCGTATTGCGATTACATAGCCAGCCTAATACATCAAACATTAATAAACAGAGACACCGAATGTTTGATTGACCAAGTTGGCATGGTGCAATTTGACCTTGGCGAATTTGGAGAATTTTGTTCCACCACGAAAACGATTGATGTATTGGATATGTTTGGCAAACAATATCGCGTCACAATTCAAGAGTTGTAAATGCCAAGACCCAAACCACCCGAAAAACTTATTGGCAGACAAATTCGAATGTCAGATAGGCAATGGATTATTTTTAACCAACTTGGCGGGGCTGAATGGTTCCGCGATTTGTTGGACAAAAAAGCACCCATGCCAAAACAGTATTACATCGCAATCATTCAACAAAAGGAAACTAATCATGACAGAACAAGACATCAGCCCGTTTAAGGCATTGGATTTTATACGCGACAACGCATCAGAATACGCACAGGCGAAGGCAAACGTTGTGTACATGACTGAGTATCGCAAGACAATTAAAGCGTCGCTAATGGCATCATCAAGCGAACGAACCGAATCGGCAAAAGAAACTTATGCGTATTCACATGACGATTACAAAGCGCATTTGCGTGCGTTGGAACAAGCCGTTGCCAAATGTGAACGTTTGCGTTGGCTAATGATTGCGGCAGAAGCCAAAATTGAAGTGTGGCGTAGTTTGGAATCATCAGCACGTGCAGAAGGTAGAGCAACAACATGACCAATCATAATAAAAGATATTTAAATTTTTACCCTACGGTTACTGAATTGGAAATTTGTTGGTTCATAGGCAGAAAACGGCACGAAATTACCAGTAAGCAAGGCACAGAACGCAAACAAGACCCCACGCAAAATGGATTGCAAATGTCCGTTGATGGGGTAATTACTGAGTATGCAGTGGCTAAAGTTTTAAACCTAAATTTTGATTTGAATTGTGATTTTAGAAAATTTGGGGCAGACTTGACGCTATCTGATGGCAGAACCATAGATGTAAAAAGTACCTACACTGCGGGCGGGAATCTTAACGCTGTAAGTTGGTCTGTCGAAAAGCCATGCGACTTTTTTGTCTTAACTGAAATTCGCGCATCTCATGTGCGTATTGTCGGCGTAATTGCGCGAGACAAATTTCTGCGACCTGAGAATTTAACAAGTGTCGGTCGCGGTGAGTTTTATTCGGTTCCTCAATCTGCTTTAAAGTCATTTGATGAAAAATACTACAAAGAAACACTATGAACAAGTCGCATCACTTGGTTGCATATTATGCCGATACCTTGACCTTGGACAAACGCCGTGTGAAATCCATCACATCAGACGCTTTGGCGGTAAACGTGACAATGCCCCTGTCATTGGTCTATGCACAGAACATCATCGCGGTAACACGGGTGTCCATGGGCTTGGACACAAAGGCTTTGAAAAGCATTACGGCATTAGCGAACACGAATTGCTTGAATTAAGCAACAAACAATCTAGTTCCTTGTTTGTCAATGATTAACGCTTGTTTACGCGGTGCGCGGGCGGGTTCATTTGGAATACTAACGTGTGTCCATCGGTCAAATTCCCGAATCACTTGGTCATACGGCAAATCAGACGCAATGATGGCACGCACCACCGCGTCAGGGGTCATGCTAGGCACGCGCAAATCAGCCGCACAACCTATGCGATGTTGTGATGTGTCCTTACTGCCTACCGCGTCGTTAACCGCTTTACTGCGGAACGCACTGTTAACCATAATTGGCTTACCGCCAAGAACGGTTTTGAGGTCTTCAAGGAATTCAGCCAATCTTTGAATGTTTGCCAGTTCAGTTTCATTTGGAATGTTCTCCAGTTCGCGGTGGTCGGTGTGCGTTAATTCCGCAAGCGTAAAGTGTGGTGTCATTTTTTAACCCTGTCTGCAATTTTTTCCATCGTTCTGCCTCCAAAGTAAAACGACATAACCAACATACCCCATTGCCCAAGCAACTCAACGTATGCGCCACGGGTTTCTAAATCAAAAATTGAGGCGGTAGCAAAGCCGGAATAGGCAACCAACAAGAATATAAGCGTCATAGGGCGTATATTTTTGGACAGCCAACTGTCACTAGCCATATCCGCTTCAACGCGTCTGGTGACGTTTTCTTGCTCAACCTCAAACAGTTTGGTTTCGTTAGCCATGCGAGCCAACTCACCGTCTTGTACCATTTTTTGCAGTTCAAACTGCGCTTTGGCTTTAGCCTCGGGGTCAGGTATCAGTTTGTCTATCAGTTTCCCGCCCACTTGCAAGAGTGCATCTAATCCCATCATCTTTGTTCTCCTTTGGTTTCTCAGAATCGTCTTGGTTCAGTTTGATACCACTCAGGAACCCAATCATCCCGCCAATTAGGGTGCTGAACGCTGGTGAAATCATTTTGAAAATTTCCGCATTGTCCACCTCTTTTGCCCATAGCCCCAACATAAAGGCGACCACCATGCTTAACACGGAGAAACACAGGGTCAGCGTTACGCAAATTGTGACTGTGTAAACCAGTTTGTCTTTGGTGTTTTGCATAATATATTTTAGGCCATGTCATACAAAGATTTGAAAACGTCTGCGGTTTTCAAACATCTCAAGTTCAATCGTATTTTGTCGTGCGTTTTTATTATATAAATCAACAACAAAATCATTTGAAACACGTTCTTTTTTATTTGCCTCAACAGCAAGCGCGTATTCTTCTTGTACTTTTTTTACAGCCGCATTAAACGCAATTGTCTGCACGCCTTGTCGCTCAATAATGTACGGATACCATTTGTCTAACGTAATCATTTTTTTTCACGCTTCAGTGCCTCTTGATACCCGTGGATGATTAAACTTCTTGTTTCCGCTGAATCCGCTGTGCCCGCCCATTGCGCTAAATTGTTCCACAAAACCACATAGTCCGCAGACGCACAATGTGCCGCATTGTTTTTTAACCACGCAATCATCTGCTGATGCCGTTCAGACGGATTGTGTATCGTATAACCTATGCCATAAAACTCACGCACGTGACAGCCATTTTTGGCTACGGCTCCAACCAACAACAGCAACAGCAACAAAAGTAAAAGCCAGCGCATTTCATTGCCATATCCAAAATATTGTCAGCGTTCCCCAAATTACAAAAATTGTTATGACTGCCGCAAAGATAAATGCTTCAGTCCATTGATTCATCGCAAATGCACCAATGAGGAATACACCACGCCCGCCATGCCGATAAGCATAGCCCCGCAAGCCTTAATCAATATTCCTTCAAGCCGTTTAAGCCTTGCACAAAGCATTTCATAACGCAATGTGCAAATGGCTTCATGACTGTCTAATCTTGATTCAACATCATTGGACAACATCTTCCGGTGCTTTCATTTGGTCATCGGCTTGTTTTTTGATTTTTACAACCAAGTTCCAAGCACCCGTTTTGGTAGGCAAATCGCCTAACACTTGCAAAATTGCGTTTGTTTCTTCAGCAGTCAAAGTTAATGTAATGTCTTGCATTTTTGTTTCCTAAAAGATGCCGCCATTAGGGTTGGCGGTTTACCCATATTAATTATGCCAAAGCCCAAGGCAACGCAGTATTTGCAGGGCTAACAGGCGGTGTAATCATAGAATCTATTTGGCCTTGAACGCAAGCCTGTGCGCTTGTCATTTGGTTTTCAGGAATCCAACCAATAACAATGGCTTCTGTTAATTCGTTGTAGGGAATAAATGTCTCTGACTGCTGTGAATCAAATTGTGTATTGCCGCCAATAGATGCGGTATGTGTTCCATCTACGCCTGTAACTTCCCATAACGCATTGACCACATAGTTAGGGTCAGGCTGTTGTAGGGTGTACATTGCTGTGATGCGGGTTGTAAAAGTGGTCATGTTTGCTCCTTAAACGGGTTTGGGATATTTTGCTTTAACGGCTTGACAAGCCGCAACGTAGGCGTCAATTTGCGATTGGTCGCCCTTTACCACACCATCAATGTAGTCAGTGACAGGTGGATATTCTGCTTTGCGCTTTGTTGCATACGACAATTCAGATTCAATCTCTGAGCGAGTTTTTTCACGCCTTGCCGATGGCATACCATCATCAACAACTATTGACGCATCACCAATCATTGTGTCGTAGTCATCCTCAACAGCAATAGGGTTTGGATACTCTGCGACAAGGTCTGCGGCGGGAGACTTTGCTTTAATCCACAAAGTACCGTCTTGTTTAAAGTATAGATATTTCATTTTGAATTCCTTTTAGGTGTCCAGTCTTGCCCAAGCAGTCCATGAGGTGTTGAATGAACGGACGTAAGTTGTCGTAGTTGCA